TAATGCTTTCTTGCAGGCGGATACTTAATCTCTTTAGGTTTCTTTGCTATAAGATATATCTGTAGCAATTTTTCAGTAGATAGAGTAATTGGTTTTTTAATTTTAATCATACAAAAGGGAATCCACAATTCCATGTAACTAGAGAGTATCGAACACCTCTAGTTACTGGATTTACTTTATGATACACAAATGAGGGGAATACGACTAATGACCCCTGTGTATCTAACTCTTCACATACTGTTAATTGATCTTTATGATGATGAAATTCTAATGTTCCACCATCAAATTCTTTTGGGTCATTTAACAATAGTGTGGTAGATAGTTTTCTATATCTACCTTTCCATTTACCATCAGAATATGGATCGGTTCCCATATCAGGATGCCAGTCATAAAATTGACCAGGTTTATATTCTGTAAATTGTGCTGACTCTGTTACATCCCATTGAAAATTCCACTCTGCATTTTTATTTGCTTCATCTACATAAGGTTTTAATATATTGTAAATCCAAGGTTCATCTAACCAAGCAACATGAGAGTTTCTAACTTTCAATAGATTGTCAAGTTCTTCTTGTGTATATTCCTCAACTTCTTTTGGTGATTCTTTATTCACCTGTCCTAATTTATTACACCTTCTCTTACCCATTGCGATAATCCTATCACATATCTCAGGTGCAATTATACCCTTAAAATACCAGTAAGAATTTTTTAGATTCATCCTCCGTTCCACTCCGTATAATCAAAATCAGGTAGATGATATGTGTACCAACCAGTAGTTATATATTTCGTTTGTGTAGGTGAGGGTATACCACGATGAGTATGTGTCCAATCACAGGGCCAAATCAATGTCATTCCTTTTTCTGGTTGAACCTTTACCTGTTGATGATACCACTCTGTTTGTCCACCATCTGTCACATCGTTTAGATATGTCATAAAAACTAGATGCCTATATGAATTAAGATCTTTATAAGATGCTCTCTCCATATGCCATGAGTAAAAACCTTCATTTGGTTTATACTTTTGAATATTGAAATTAGTATTCAATCCCCACAAAGCGTGAGATCTTGATGACCATTCAAATAGATTCGTATATTCTTTACATACGTTTCCCAATTCATCCAGATAATTTTGTACTCTATCGTCAGGTATGTTAGGGCAAACTGTGATGTCTGTAGATATTTTTGACTCTGGGTCAAGACCTTTACCAACTTCACCTGCTTTCTTATCAGGTGACTCCTCAAAGAAATCAATCAGACCATCACATGCTTCGTCTGAGATCTTCCAACCAGCAATGAAACCGATCTTAATCATAAGTTCATGTTAAATGAAATAGCAATTTTTTCTTCACCAATTTGTTTATCAGTTCCGTGTAGTATGTCACTTGTGAACATCACTAATGAACCAGGAATACATGAATACTCTGAGAACTGTGCATTGTATTGATTATACTCTTGAGGTTCTGGTAACATGCTAGGTGTATTAAAAAACTTAATCCTGTCTTTCATGTCACATTTTACATAATAAACACCAGAAAGTAAAGAACCATTGTGTACATGAGGAAACAGATAGTCACCCTTGACACTTATATTTGCCCATACATTTTCAAAATGCAATGAGTCTGTTTGTTTATATCCTATCTCTTGTAAAAAATTTGTTGCATGAAAAAAGATTGCTTGACGAAGATCTTTCAGTCTAGCAACCTCAAAAATATTTTCTCTTACTTTATGTGTAGAGTCTACGTTTAACATAGAATCTCTACATGAACCTACTTTTGAAACAGCAGTTTTAATTTCTGTTTCAAAAGTTTCTAGGTGATCGTTCAGAATATTTGGTTGGAAAAAAATTGGTTTTGCAAATGTCGCAAAGATCATAACGAATTAGTATAAAGTTTAATTCTCCTCCCATTTACCAGTTGTGCTATTGAATTGATAATTTACAGCAACTTTTTTAGTAATTTGAGTTCCTACATAGGTTTTGTTTTTATTATCCCATGCCCAATCTTTTAGAATGATGTTTGCATTCCGATCATAATCACTATTGTCATCATAAGGCATTGGATTACCAGCATTATCAGATGCTTGTTTACCTATAAAAGGAGTATACCACTGCATTGTGTCTGTGTCAAGCACTTCTTGTTCTGGATACAGTCGTTCTCCAACGAAAGCATCACGAACAGCATCATACTTTCCACCTTTCATTGCATAGTTTTTCCTAAAAGCAGTTCCTCCTGCTCTATGCTCGTTCGCTTCTGTATTGTATGATGTTTGTACAAACTCAAAGTTAGGATTACCTTCTTTGAGTTTGTTTACACCAATACTTTCTTGCTCTACACCGTTCTCATCTTGAATAACTTCATTGTCAACAAAGAGAATATCAACAACGGTGTTGTCTCTGTCTAGTTTTGCGAAATGTGCCATAATTTTACTGAAATTTATACTTGATGATTACAACACCAGATCCACCATTACCACCTTTAGGTTCTGGATAGTTACGAGGATCTTGGTCAGCAGCACCGCCACCACCGCCACCTAAACCATTGGTGCCATTGGTTCCGTTTCCGTTAGGGTTAGTAGCACCAGGACCACCGCCACCAGCACCGCCCTCTGGGTTATGAGGACCACCAGGATAGTTTGCTCCACCGCCACCACCTGCATATGTTACAGGAGAACCAGTGATAGCAACAGATTTTCCGTCTCCTCCCTGTGCGGGTCTACTATTTGGTCTATTATATCCGTTTTCACCTGCTTGGTTTGCACCACCTCCACCACCAGAGGTTGCGTTTTGAGATGATCCACCTCTACCACCAGGATATCCTTGACCTGATACTCCAGATCCTGCAGGTTCGTTCCATCCGTCTCCGTCAGTTCCATTACCACCGCCTGATCCGCCAGGTCTTCCGTTCTGGTCTTGCTGTGCACCTCCACCACCACCTGTCGCAGTGATAGAACCAAACTGACTACTACCTCCGTCAGCACCCATACCGTTACCAGTACCACCAGTTCCACCACCACCAACATTAACTGTATATGTTTGAGCAGCAACAGGGAAGTTATATCCACCAGAGTGAAGCAGTCCACCTGCTCCTCCTCCACCAGCAGATCCGAAGTTACCATTTAGACCACTTCCGAATCCACCACCGCCACCGCCACCAGCGACAACGAGATACTCAACATTATTGTTAGCAGAGTCAGATGCAATCTGTGATACAGTAAAGTTTTGAGCACTGCTGTTAAATGTATGAATCTTATAATTACCTGATTCTGTAACTGATCCTCCAGATGCAACAATGAATGTTTCATTTGCTCCACCTGCAGGTGCCCACTCAGATCCATTCCAAATTTCAACTAACGTGTCCGTTGTGTTGAAAATCATAGTTCCAACTGCAGGACTCAATGCGTTACGTTGAGTTGTAGTGTAATTAGGAAGTTTTAGTGTGTTGGTAACGTTTAAAGTACCAGCGTTTAATTGTGACATGTTAAATTAATTCCATTGATTGACACCATCTTTAGGACCATAAAATCTTAGTCCTCCTTTATTGATATCGCTTAGAACATAAATGACAGAACCTACTTCACCCTTAGGTAAATCCCATTCGGGAAATACTGGTAAGTTAATTTGAACCGTAGGTTGACAGGTTTCTACATTTAATCGTCCAGATGCCATTGCTCGATCAATAATTCCTGTTTTATTTATACGCCAAAGCGTGTTCTAGTTTTAGTAAAATGATCTAACACTTGAGCATCACTCCAAAACTCTGACAATAGTGCTAACTGTGCAATATCACCATCGTAGTAGATATCATTTCTAGAACCATTGTTACCTCCTGCTTCAGAACCATCACCAACGAATCCCCATCTTCTAGAACCATTTCCAAAGTATGAGAAACTATGATTATGTTGTCCGTCTGGTTGTCCATCCAGATAGAATCTCATGTAACTATTGTTAGCAGATACTACACATGCACCCATGTGCCAGTTACCATCATTTGCAGGTGTGTTACTTGTAATATCATAACAACAAGTTACATTAGATTCACCAGCAAATTGTAATTTACCATGAGCACCAATGTTCCAACCTATAACTTCAGATCTATCCCAGTCATACCATGACCAGTTATCAAAGTCATATGATCCACCTGAGTTTGCTGATCCATAAGAGGTTCTAAACCATGCAATCATAACAAACTCATACAGTCTACCATTATTCTGAGGACCATGTGATCCACCACCACCATAGTTTAGATCGTTGATCCAACCATACTGGTTAGATCCATTGAAACTCCAATATCCAATAGAACCGTCTCCACCTGGTACGCTAGAGGTGTAAGTAGGATTATTAATCATAGTAACATTAGCATTACTAAGACTTGGATGAACGAACTTAGAGTTCCATGTGCTTCCACTAACCTGATCAGATGCACCATCCCAGAATCCTTCAATAGAAGTAGCAGCAATAGTTGTGTAAGGACCAGAAGAACCTCCACTGCCTGTCGATTGTCCATATTCAGACCATACTGCACCATTATATACTTCCATAGCATTCACAGAAGTATTAAATCTAATCATACCAGCAGTAGGACTAGAGGGTCTTTGAGCAGTTGTTCCTTTTGGAATTGCTAATTGTGAATCAAAACCACTAACAGACATCGTACCGTTAACATTTAAGTTAGCAGCAGGATCCATGTCAATAGTGAATGTAGGATCTTGTCCTTTAATAGAGTCAACTTTAATATTACTCATGAGATACCATATCGTGATGCTAAACTGTTAAAGTTTTGTTCGACTTGAGTATTTGTCAAACCTATATTATATATTCTCACTAAACCTGCTCTACCATACCATCTATAACCATCACCATCACCAATCTGAATAGTTGCAGATCCACCTTCTAAAGCACCTGTTTTATTCACACTAAACACTTCACTGTTATTCCAATATCCTTTTACTTGTGATCCGTTATATGTCATCACCGCATGATTCCAAGAGTTCCAAAAATTAGATGTGCTAGAGTTTACAGCAAACTCTCCTGACATTCTACCACCACCAGCGTTAACCCAACATCTAAATTGATTAGAGTTATAAGTTCCTAAACTTAAAGTAGTATCTTGCCAATCAATAATACGACCATATGTAGAGAATGAATCGTTTGTTTGATTCCACATTACGATCTCCATAGTCATTTGACTACCAAAATCATAACTTGGTGAGTTTGCAGAACCATTGAATTGTAGATAGTTCTGACCACCAGCAGTTCCAAAACTCTGTCCACTCATAGACCAGTTGCCTATGTTAGTAGCAGCAGGAGCAATGCTAGTCCAAGTACTACCAGATCCACTGTAAGAGGAAGAATTACCTGCATCTAGATATGCAATAAGTCCATCAGTTACATATGAACCACCACCAAGAGATTCCCAAGTACTTCCCGTATAAAATTCAACACTACCCGTTTGTGTGTTGAATCTCATGTAACCTGCATTAGGACTACCAGGTCTTTGAGAAGTATTACCCGTTGGTAGTTGCAATGCACCCGTATTTCTCATATCAATGCAACCCTCTGTTCCAATCCTGAGATCATTACCAGGTGGGACGCTTACTTGATTAAGAGAAGCACCAATTCCTTTTAATTTAGAGACTCTAACTTCACTCAATTTATGTCCCTCCAAGAGTTTTTAGCATAAATTTGCATTTTATTGCTATCTGTATTGTAATATAAAGATGCCTCAGCAGACTTTTGAGGTCTCTGTGCCTGAGTTCCTGAGGGAACTGGAAGAAATTGTTGTTGACTCAAATTAAATTCACCTCTAACAATTAAAGTATCATCAATAGTTACTCTAAAGTTTGGTGAATTACCTACCAAGTTGGCGACTCTGAGTTCCATTATACAACACTCCAACTACCACCATTTTCAATAGTAATTGTATATCCGTTTGCGACTGTAATAGGACCCGAACTCATACCGTTTGCAAATTCAGAACCAGCAGTAGGTCCAATAGTAATATTCTCGGAAATTGTAGTTTGGTTTGTTCTTATAACACTATTCTCCCCTAATGCAGGTCCTCCACCTGCAACGTTTGCCCAACCTGCACTACCAGTTCCATCATCTGCCTTGT